CAAGAAAAACGACTGGATCATATTCGGTCGCTACGCCGGATCCCGTTTTGGAATAGAGGGTGGTGAAGTGAGGATACTTAACGATGACGAGATAATCGCCGTGGTAAAAGACCCGGAGGATATCTTGCAATATAAATAACAGGAGGATATATGCCTGCAGAAACGACAATACAAACACAGGCCGATGCCGACGAAAAAATGGTCAACCTTCCTTCCGAAGGGGCCGGCGTTGATGTGGAGATAAAGGACGCTCCCGCCATTGTTAATTCAGAGACGGATGAAACAATAGACGTGGAGGAAAAATCTGTTAAGGAGGCAGTCGCTTCTGAAACAGAGGTTGAAGATTACGGGAAAAAAGTTCAGTCCCGCATAGACAAGCTGACAAAAAAATTACGTGAATCGGAAAGACGCGAGGCGGCAGCCATTGAATACGCCCAAGGCGTGCAAGGGGATGCGAGCAAGCTTCGAAACAGGGCACGGCGGTTGGACGCCGGCTATGTCGGGGAGTTCGCGACGCGTGTGGAAGCGGAAACAAATGAGGCCAAGAAGGCCTTAAAAGCGGCTGTTGAACTAGGCGATTCGGACGCACAGGTGGAGGCGCAACAAAAACTGGCGCGTCTGGCCATTGAATCTGAAAGAGTCAAGTCCACGCAGGCGCAGCGTGAGCGGTTAAAAAAGGAAATGGTGGCACGCGGGGTTAACCCAAACCAGCCACAAATGCCCCAATACCCTCAATATCCGCAGCAACCACCTCCGCCACCTCCGCCTGATCCAAAGGCAGAGTCATGGGCTGAGAAAAACAAGTGGTTCGGGGAAGATGAACCTATGACCTTGACATCCTTCTCAATTCATCGTAAGATAGTGGAAGAAGGATTTGACCCTTCGTCCGATGACTATTATAATGAGATAGACAAGAGGATGAAGGAAACATTTCCTCACAGATTTTCCCCCGATGGGGGATCAGTTTCGCCAACTCAAACGGTCGCTTCGGCAAGTAGGGGCGGACCAATCAGGCGCAAGGGCACAGTGAGACTCACACCGTCACAAGTAGCCATTTCAAAAAAACTAGGTGTGCCACTAAGCGAATATGCGAAGTACGTGAAGGAGTAGGCATATGAATATTAAAAATATAAAAACAAATAAACTACCATCACGCGAGTCTGAAACCAGAGAGAAAGTTTCTCGAAGGAAACCATGGGCTCCACCGTCAACACTAGACGCACCACCTGCACCACCAGGATTTGTCCATAGGTGGATTAGGGCCGAGTCTTTAGGACAGATGGATCAAAAAAATGTATCCGCTAGACTAAGGGAAGGTTGGGAGTTTGTCCGCGGGGACGAATACCCTGACGTTGAATGGCCTCAAATTGATTCAGGTAAATATAACGGTGTCATAGCTGTTGGAGGATTAATGCTAGCGCGAATTCCGAAGGAAACGGTAGCAGAGCGTAAGAAACATTTTGCACAAGTAACGCAGGATAAGGACGACGCGATCGCTAACGATCCCTTGAAGGATCAACATCCTAGCATGCCAATCTCGAAAGAGAGAAGCACTCGCGTAAGTTTTGGTGGCAAAAGAAACACTTAGTTTCCTCCACAAAAATTACACAATTTTTACACACCCATGGGGGGTGTGTAATAACAATTTACTATGAGGAAAAATCATGGCTAATAAAGACGCGCCATTTGGTTTAAGACCTGTAGGGGAATTGGGAAGTAACATCCAAAACGCTGGAACCACTCAATACAGAATTGCATCCGGTTACGGAACTGCGATCTATAAAGGTGATCTAGTTATATTGGTTACTGCAACTGGCACGCTCAATGTAGCAGGCGGTACAAGTAATGATATAGTAGGCGTATTCAACGGATGCTTCTATAATGACCCTACTACTCAAAAACCAACTTGGAAAAATTACTACCCCGGTAGCATTACACCTACTGTGGGTAATATTGAAGCGTTCGTCTATGATGATCCAAATAAGTTGTTTGAAGTACAGGCAGAAGGTTCGCTTACTTATGCGGCCGCTGTAGGTAAAAACATTGATACTCAATATACGGCTGGCTCTACGATTAATGGCCAGTCTAAAGTAGAGCTTCAAGATGAAACACCTACTGCAGCTACTAAGCAATTGCGAATCATTGGTCCTTCACAAGATCCAGAAAATAGTGATTTAGCTTCGGCTAATTCCAATTGGATTGTGAGAATCAATGAGTCTGTCTATCAACGAGCAGCTGGCGTATAACCTAGGGAGATAATCAATGGTCATTTCAAGAATGCAGTTGGTCAAAGAACTCGAACCAGGTTTAAACGCTTTGTTTGGGTTGGAATACGACCGCTACGAAAACCAAGATAAGGAAATCTTTGATACAGAGAGTTCCGATCGTGCGTTCGAAGAAGAAGTAATGCTAGGTGGTTTTGCCAATGCAGCTGTAAAACCTGAGGGTCAAGGCGTAAGCTACGAAGACGCTCAAGAAACTTACACTGCAAGGTACACCATGGAAACCATTGCTTTGGCTTTCGCATTAACCGAAGAAGCCGTAGAGGACAACCTTTACGACAAGATTAGCACTCGATACACAAAGGCATTGGCACGTTCAATGGCCAACACTAAGCAAGTAAAAGCGGCTAACATTCTCAACAGAGGATTCAACAGCTCTTACCTTGGTGGCGATGCGAAGGAGCTTTTAGCGACTGACCATCCTACACTTAGTGGGGACCAAAAAAACGAATTGACAACTGCTGCCGACTTGAACGAAACTTCGCTCGAGCAGGCTCTTATCGATATTGCTGATATGAAAGACGAAAGAGGATTAAAAATTGCTCTAAGGGGCATGAAACTAATCATCCCAGTCAATCTTCAGTTCAATGTAGAAAGATTGCTAAAATCACCAGGACGACCAGCAACTGCTGATAATGACATCAACGCTGTAAAATCAATGGGAATGATTCCACAAGGTTACGTGGTAAACAATTTCTTGACTGATACAGACGCTTGGTTCATTAAAACGGATGCTCCTAACGGACTCAAACACTTCACTAGAGCTCCTATTCGTACTGCGATGGAAGGCGACTTCGATACTGGAAACGTTAGATATAAAGCGAGAGAAAGATACAGCTTCGGCTGGTCTGACTGGCGCGGAATATTTGGCTCACCAGGAGCATAGAATAATTAAGGAAGGGCGAAGTTAGTTCGCCCTTCCAATCCTAGTAAATAGCTGTGCAGACTGGCTAGGCAGACGGTATAGAGACGGCATGGCAAAAGGTCTATACAACCAAAGGAGAAAATCATGGGTACAACGACTTTTTCGGGTCCGGTAAAATCGGGTCCAGTAATTAGCGGAGCCACATCAGGTGGCTATCGCGGTCTTGATCTTAAGGACACTAACTGGGTAGTAAACTCATTAGTTCGTTATTTTCAAGAACCAACAGCGGCAGATACAGACGGTATTTGCACTTCACAAACAACTACAGCTGCGGCTAATTTGACGTTGGACGGTGCTTTATGCGCCACTATCAATGGAAATTCAGTTTATGCACCTTCAGTTTCCAGTACAGCAGGAACTGCTGACGGAGCGTGGGCAAGAAAAATTGGCATTACAAGTGATGGCGATGATTCTGGAATCACGTTTACTGTCACTGGAACAGATGTTGATGGCAAAGCTTTAAGCGAAACGGTCACAGGACCAAGTAGCACGACTGCTTATACTACTAATAGCACAGCAGCTAACTTTAAGAGCGTAACTAAAATTGCTACAAACGGGGCTACCACTGGTAATATTACCGTGGGAACAGCGGCGGTGGCAGCAGATGTCTATTGCAGAGCGCTGGGAACTATTCCTTATCAATCTACCGTTACTGGTATCAAGGTCTGGGTTGCGGAAGCGTTTAATGCTGGAACAGCGGATCCAATGGAAATTGGAAAATCTGATGATCCTGATTACTTAGCTGATCTTGCTGATGGTACTATGGGAGCAGTTACAACTACTGGTAATACTGGTGGGGCT